CCTTTACAATAAAAAAAAGACCACCTCAATCAAGAGATGGCCCGCCCCGGAAAATCCAACCCCGTCGAATTCGACGGGTTTAGATCCGGCAGCTTATAACTGTATAATAACCGAACATTTTGTTGGAGTCAACAAGTCATAAGAACGATTGTTTAATGCGGATCAAAAATAAGTCACCCGTCCGGTGCCGTCCTAAACTGTCCGGCCAGTCCGATCTATCCAAAATACGCCAAAATCCCGTCTAGAATCCCCAACGCTTCCAGCTCTGCACCGCCATTGTTAAACAGCGCACAATCAGCCGGTGAAGAAGCAAAAGAAGCTTCAGTGATCACAGCCGGCATATCCGAATAGGTCACATCAGAATCATCACGCTGGATCAACCCTCGCTGTTGCAACCCTAAGCGGTTGT